CCGGCGGCACCGGCTGCGGCGCTTCCATGCAGGCACGCGCGAGTACCAGCAGGCGTCCGTGTCGGTCCTCAGCCTCGAACGTATCGCCCGCTTTCAGGCGGCGCACCCCGTAATACATCGATCGCCGGGCAATCAATTGCATCGTTGTCTCCTCAAAGAAACGGGGCGGCCCCGAAGAGCCGCCCCAAGTCCCTGCGCGTCTCAGCTTCCGCAGGCGGTATACGCCGCGTTGCTGATGTACTGGACTGCGCCGTCGCGGCGGCGCTTGTAGTTGATCCACCGCTCGGCCCGGATGCCGACGGCGTTGCGCTGCCAGAGGCTGTACACGGCGTTCGTCGTCCCCGCCATGTCCAGAGTCGCCTCGCGGCTCGAGTCCACCGTCACTCCACCGTCATCGGCGAGCAGGATTTCCGACTGCTTGATGAAGTAGATGTTGTGACCCGTAGTATCCCCGCCGACGTTCTCGGAGGTGATGACGGGAATCCCGCCGATCGACCCACCGCTCGGCCCCATGCCGCCGAACTCGGGTTGTCCGAGCGCGTTCGTCATGAGCCCAATCGCCGCACCCAGCTGCTCGGACATCACCGCGACCACGCCACCCGTGGACAGTCCCGCGGTCAGCATGGCCTGCAGCGCCGACTGCACGTCGCAGCGCAGCGCGTTCGCATCGGTGCCCGACGCCGGAATGGCTGTGACACCGACCGCAATACCGGCCGGGTTGTTGGCGGTAGCAAGCACGCTTTCGGAGAGGAACTGCAGATCGATGAACTCGGCAATCTCGGCAATGAGATCGCGCCGGATCAGGTCCTCGGCCGCCGGATTCGACAGCCGCGCGAGCTCTTCCGAGATCACCACGATACCGGCCACTTTGCTGTAGCCGAGCGTCATGGTCGTAAACGCGAGCTCGCCCACCGGCTTCGGTGCGGCCTCGCCGACCCAGTTCACCGTCGAGCCCGAGGTCTGCACCGGGATCGAGATGTTGAAGGGCACGCGCCGCAGATTGAGCCGCCCGACGACCGTCGCATGCCGCAGCAGCTCCACGAACTCCGAGGCCACGGTCGGTGCGACTGCGAGCGGAGCCGCCCAGGTCGCATCGGCCACGGTGCCGGGATCCGCCTTCTGCTCGAGCGCCTGCAGCACCTCCGGGCTCGAATCTTTCCATCTCTGCGCAAAACGGAGCGCGTCAGAAGTGCTGCCGCGACCGTTCGCGAGGGCGATGGCATAGCGGGTAAAGGCTGAGCCCTTCGGCAACTGGGGCCGTCCCGCCGTGATGATCGCGCCGCCGCGCACCGTCATCGCATCGTCGGCGCTGCCTCCCGCCACCGGACGAGCCGCCGGCAGCACGGTGCGCTCGAGCCCACGCAGCCGCTTCAGGTGCTCGGCGACCTGGGCGACTTCGGCGGTGAGATCGTCGTACTCCTGCTGCTCGGACTCGTTCAGCGTCCGAACCCCATCATCGGCCGCAGCCTGCATGATGGCTTTCATCCGCTCATGCTTCGCGGTATGCGAAGCCTCAAACGAGCGGATCTGCTCTTGCGTATTCATTGAATTGGCCTCCCGGCCCTTGCTAGATCGAGATTGCGCCGAGACGCCGGCTGACAATCGACGCTCTCCCCCGCGCTCCCTTTCACGGCCAGACGCAGCCAGGGTTTGCGAGTCGAGCGAGCGAATAACCTGGATCGTGGCTTCAGCGTTGGCGGGTATGGTGACCGCGCTCAACTCCAGCCAGGACCATTTCAGAAAATGCGTGCCGCCTTTTTCGAGGCGGGCGGTTTCCAGTGCGCGGAAGCCGATCGAAAGCCCGCGCACGAGCTTCGCCTTGATCAACTGCCAGGCGAGGTCGATGAGGTCCTTGAGCGGTCCCGGCTCCGCAATCTGCGGGATCTGTGCCCGTACCAGGATGCCGCGATTGTTCACCGTCGCTTCGACCACCGTGCCGATCGGCTTGGCGTGATCGTGCTGCCAAAGAAGAGGCAGCGGCAGCGAGAAGCTGGCGCCTTTCGGCTCCACGATATCGCCGAGACGATCCGCAGCCGGCGTTGTGGCGAGCCCGACGAGCTCGCGCCGCTCCTCGTCAACCGACTTGATCTCGAGCACGCTGTACGCGCGGTCCATGAGTAACCTCACAGGAAAGTGATCGTGTATTCCGCTTCGCGATTCGCGCGGGCCGCACAGCCCGCCGCCATCGCGAGCGCCACCAGGCCGTCGATCCGGCCCGTCGCCTTGTCCTTGTCGAGCTTGCGATTGCCCGCGGCATCGCGCGTGACGACCGCATGGCTCGCGCACATGTTGAGAATCGGATGCCCGCCGTGGCGGAGCTTCTGCTCGAGTATGTCGTGCTCGAGCGCGTCCAAAGCGGGCGTCATATCTTTGAAGCCCTGCCCGAACTCGACCATTGGGAGTTCCCGATCGAGCCGCGACAACTCGCTCTTCAGGATGTCGATCCGCCAGCGATCGAAGGCAATCTCGTTGACCGGATACTTTTCGCAGAGCGCCACCAAATCGCGCGCCACGAAGCCATAGTCGACCGAGGCACCGGGCGTGAGCGTGAGATGGCCCTGACGCGCCCACACGTCGTACGGCACTCGGTCGCGGTGCGAGCGTTCGCTAAGCCCGTGCTCCGGTGCGTAGAACTTCGCCTGCGTGTGCAGCAGTCCATCTGTTCCACGTGCCACCATCACGAGCGCCGTCAGATCGTGCCGCGCCGAGAGATCGAGGCCAATCCAGCAGCCCGACTCGAACGCGAGCTCGTCGGCCTCGCCATTGCACGCCTCCCAGACCGCCCGCCCGATAAAGGGCGAGGTGACATTGACCCGCTGGTTGAGCACCAGGTTGCGGTAGGCCGCTTCCCGCGCCGGCATTCTTTTTGCGCTCGCCGCCTGGTCGAGCACCTCTTCGGCGTTCAGGAAGTCGCCGAAGGCCGGATTGGCCTGCCGGATGGTCGCCTCGGCAAACGGATCGAGCGCCTCGTCCGCCGTGTAGAGCCAGAGCTTCACCTTCGGATCGGCGCCCGACTTCGCGTCGTCAATCAGCAGCGACAGCAAGTCGGCATCGGTCGGCGCCTGCGTTGAGATCACGATGGAAAGCGGCGCCTCCTGCGCACCCGCCGCCGTCTCGAGCGCCTCGTACATGTCCGACCGCGGACCGCGTACTTGGCCCAGCTCGTCGTGCACGGTGAATACCGGCGAGAGCCCATACGAGGTCGACGCATCCGCCGAGAGCGCCCGGTACAACGTCCCGAGCTCCTCGCAGTACAACTGCTTCGCCGTATCCCGAACGCTTACATACGTCCGCAGATCCGGCGACAACCGGACGATCTTGGCGGCGAGACTGAACAACAACCCCGCCTGGTCCCGGCTCTGTGCCGCGCTGAACAGCTGGCTATTGGCGCGGGACTCCACGCCGACCAGATGGAGCAGCAACAGAAGCGCCGAGAGCGTCGTCTTGGCATTCTTCCGACCAAACGAAATGATCGCCCGCCGCGTCGGCGTGTCGTAGATCCCGCAGATGATCTCGCGCTGCCAGGAGCGCAGCTTCACCGGCTGCCCGACGAAGCGCCCCTCAGGGATGCGGCAGTACGTTTCGATCCAGTCGCAATTGCGCTCGCCGCGCGTCTTCTCTACGCGCTGCGCCGTTGCTGCCATGGATGCTTGTTGTCATCGGCGACTTTTCGGTCGATCGTGTTCGCCCGCTCGGCCTTGTACCGCGCCGACGGACACAACCGCAGCTTCATCGCCAATGTACACAACTCGATACTGGTCGACGCCTGAACCCGTCGCATCGACTGATACTGCCGCCAGCCCTTCGCGCTCTTCATCTTCGCCGCCGAGATCCCATTGATCGCTGCCGAGATGCGATCGTGCTGCACCGACGCACGACAGTAAGACTTGAGCAGAATCTCCGAATCCGCCTGCCACCATTCCGCCGGCTTCGTGGCCGTGACATCGCGCCAGTACACGGCCTCCGGCTCCGTCAGGTCTGCGGGCGGATCTGGCAGTACACCGGGAACAATGGGCACCAGGATGGCGAGTTCCGCCACGCTTTTTCTGCCACGCTCTTCCACTTTCGCCTAACGCTCCCGATTTAAAATACCGATTGCGACGGTGCGGTTTCCGTCAAACGGGCGAAACTTCACGATTCG